AGCACCAGGTGCTTACCGCCATTCCAGTCCTCATACCGCATCGAGCTGATTTCGGCTGGATTCACGGCGAGGCCGGATGCCTTATCGAGCAAAATCATCATTTTTAAACCTCGCCTATGGTTGATTCTTGAATGGCCTTGCAGCCCTTGTCCTGTGCGGCTTCCAGCGCATTACCGGAATCTCCGAATCTAAAGCCGGTCAATCCGTGAATCAGGGCGAAACCCTTCTGGTCTAAATGGGCGTGCCACTGTTGCAAGGCATCACGCTTGCGCCCCATCACGTCCGACTGGATGTACACCTTCACGTTGTGACCCATCGCGTGGTTGATCAGCAGCTCGCCAATCAGGTGGTCGATGCCGAGGTCTGCCCAACCGGTACGGGCCACCTTGCGCAGGTCATGACTGGTCCACTCGCCCTTCCCCAACCGGGCAAACACGGCGCTGGCTTGGCCTTCGCTCAGGGCCTTGCCATTGCGTGCCGGAAACAGGAACTGGCCGTCGTATCCCGCGGCGTACTGACCTTCGCGATAGCTGACGAGCAGCGCGCACACCTGCTCGGTCAATGGCAGGTGATGCTCGACGCCGGTCTTGGTGTGCTCGGCCGGGATGAACCACTCGCGCTCAGCCAGACTGATGTGCGACCAGCGTGCCTGCCGGGTTTCGCCGATGCGCGTGCCGTGGCAAAGCATCATCAGGGCGAGCATCGAATCCAGCGGCGCGGGCTCCATGACGGCGGCCAGTTGCTCCAGCAGACCTGACAGCTGTACCCCACGCAGGCGCGACGGCTTGATCCCGACCTTGGCCTTGGAGAAGTCGTTGAACTTGATGGTCGCCATCGGGTTGGCCGAGATCAGCCCCAGCTTGAACGCCTGGCGGAAGGCAAGGGCCAGCAACTGGAACACCGAGCGCACGTAGTCGATGGAAATGCTTTCTTGCAGCGGCCACATGAGCTGGCTGTCGAGTGTCGCTTTGTCGATTCCGGCCAGTGGTAAGTCACCCAGGCGCGGCAGGAGGTGGCATTTGATTGCAGAGGCGCCGGTCTTCTTGCGCTTGCTGGAAAGGTTGCGGTCGCGAGACATGCGCTCGGCGTACCAGGTCAGCAGCTCGCCGACAGTGGACCACTTCGACAGGTTCGCGCCGGTACCGGCTTCCAGCCGCAGGCGGATAGCCGGCAACGCCGCGACCACCTGCTTGGTGTTGAGGTCCGGGAAGGCGCCTATTCGCTTCCACTCTCCCTTCACCACCAGGTACCAGGACGCACGCGCACGGGCCCGGGTGAAGCGCAGGTACAGGCCGCGGTTCTCAATGTCGCGCAGATCCCGGACATCGCCGGCAGCCTGCCGTTTGATTTCGGCGTCGGACATCTTCACGGCAGCGCTGGTCATGCGGCCACCACTGTAGGAGCGAGCCGAAGGTAGGCGCGGATCTGCTCCATCGTGTCGAAGTGCCCACGGCACACCACCGCCAGATACCCTTGGGCATTGAGCTTGCGAATCCGTTCATGCTGGCTGGACGAAATCGCGGCATCGTTCGGTGGCGTCGCCTTGAATTCGATGTACAAACCGAAGAACCCGCCACGGGCCATCGGCAGGACCAGATCGGGAATACCGGCCTTCACGCCTTGGGCCTTCAACTTCGCGGCAACGGCCTTCACGCGATGGCCACCGTTCGGGACGTGGTAGATCAGGTCAGCGACCTCAGGCATGCGGGCACGAAGCTCAGCCATCAATGCCGCTTGCTCCAGGCCTTCACGGTCGACTGGCTTGGCGCGGGTCGGCTTCTGCTTGAACTGCTTCATGGCGACCGGCGTCATTCGCGATTACCCCGCGCGATTCGGGCACGGCGCTCGAGACAGCGGATGCCCCACCAAAGACCGACGGCGACGACCGTCATGAAAGCGATGTACAGATGAAGCAGCATGTCGTTCATGCCTTCTCTCCTGTGGTGATGTCGATTATTTCGAAAGTGCTCGGCCACATCAGGCCGCCGAACTTCACGGCGGCAGAGCGATGCTCGAACAGTGCTACAGCGCGATCTGGTTTATCGGTGAGATCCCACTTGTAGGCGCAGCAATGCACGGCGTACCGGTACTCGGATGGGTCGGTGGGTGCGAGATTCGGGTTATGCATGTTGAGCACCTCCGACAACCCGCGCCGACGGCTTCAAACCGAAACGGCGCAACAGCTGTTCACGCGCCGACTGGCCGTCAGCAGGAATTCCCATCCTCGACACCTGGGCCTGCGCAACGCGCTCGGTCAGTTCAGATGCCCACTCAACTGCCGATTTCTGGCTGTCGTGCCCGATGCCGATGGCGATGTCTTCCAGCGGAAGACCGGCGACCAGCCGGCGGATGGTGATTTCGTAAGCCCTGTCGAAGACCTCGCTGGCTTTCTCGGGCTGCATGTCGCCCAGATTGTGAATCTCACACTGCAGTGCCGCGTGCCGGATGGCCGGGTGAGACCAGGTGCGGGCACCGAAACGGCTCGGGTGCGCATTCTCCAAGGCCTCACGAAACGCCCGGTCACTGGAAGGTATGCCTAGCATTTCCGGAGTTGGCATACACAGCTTGATGAATTTGCCCACGCTAGGGATGAAGTCGGTTCCCAGCTCGCGGCACCGCTCGACGCCGAACTGGATTTGCTCAAGCTGCGTGATCTTGGCAACGATGAAAGCTTTGATCCAGCTGCGCCGGGCGGCCTGCAGAGAGGGGTCATCTGGCCAGGCTTGCTTCCAGGCGGGGAAAATACTGCGAAGCTCCTTGAACAATGCGTTAACGACCTCGACCGTACCGGATGGCAGAGATTCCGGCATAGGCATTGGCGCTGGTGACTGGTAATTACCAACGGCAGCACGGAGGTCTTCGGTCGCGCCTGCCAACTTCAGCAGCTGACCTGCACTGCGCGGAGCCGTTGATTTGGCGCTCATAGACCACCCCCGAAGTCATCAGCCCAGCTGGTGTCATCAAAGTCAGGCCCATTGGACTGGCGCGCAGGAAACTGGCGAACGTTCGAAGCGGCAGCTCGAGCATTGTCGCTGAGCACCCACTTGACCAGCATCTGAACCCATTCAGCCTGGGTGTTTACCTGCCCGCGCGATTCGTAGTGCGCAGTGAATGCGCGGCGCACCTCGTCGGTGAACTTGGTAAGAGCCACGCCAGAATGGGTGGCATAGGTCTTCAGCAGCTTGGCGTCAGGCTGCCAGTCGAGGGTCATCTCGCTTGGCATGCGAGGATCAACGGGCTCATGCGCAGAGAGAGGGTCTTTATTCTTCTCTACATCTTCTTTAGGTAACGCGCCGCTAACGCTCGCAGCGTTACTTTTACCGTTACCTGCCTTGTGGTTTGCCACGCGCTTTGCCGTGAGAAGCCTATTTTTAGCGGTTTTGCCGTTGTGGCGGTCGAAGTGAGGAAGACTGATCACCCCTTCCTCCTCGATCATCCAGTCCACCAATTTCATGTATTCACAGAAATCGATAACGCCGACCAAGCGATCAAGTAACTTTTTGCTAACGCTAGGAGCGTTACCGTTTTGGGTTTGCTGATCGAACCAGCCCCAAACGCGCATTAGCTTTCCGACCACGGCATCAGGGTCGATGCCGGCAAAGTCAGCAATCTGGCAAACCTCAGGCTTGTCGAGGGTGGTGAGTTCGAATTTGATCCAGTCGCCGGCCATTACGCGGCCTCCTGCAGAAGTTCAGCGAGGCGGGTTAGGCCTTTCGGGGTGACCATAGGGTCGAAAGCAGCTCGCTCGATTCCGGTTTCAGGGTCCGGCTTGAGGGCTGTGACTTTGTGGGTCATGTGACCCGAGGTGATGCGCGGCTGATAGGCAACCCAGCGCTTGCACCCGTGGCGCCGGAAGATCCAACGATGCTGCTCCAGCCAGGCGAATAGGCGCGTAGGAGCCATACCAAGCTGCTTGGCTGCGTCAGTGATGCAGATCGCGCCGCCAGCTGCAGCGAGCCTGTTGATAGCGGCGACCTTTGGGGCTTGAACTGAAATCAGGCGCTGAAGCTCGCCGTTCTTGTCTGCGAGATCTGCGGCAAGTCGGAGGGCTTCAGGGAGAGTTTGCGGAACCGTGACAACCTGTCGTGACACGTTTTCGAGTTCGCCCAAACGTGTCACGACACGATGACGAAGCGGGATGCTGTAGCCGGTCAACAGGGTTTCAGTCAGGACGCGGTCAAGCTGGAATTCGGCGGTGTAACCACGTGAATCGTTAACCTCTTGGAGATGGCGCAGATCTGCGCCATCTCCGGCCAGCGCCTTGCGCATCACGCGAATGTCACGGATGACGTCCTTATGCTGCTTGCCAGTGAGATTGGCGATCTCACGGCTCGACATGGTGACTGTATTGCTTGGAGCGACGATCGTGTTCATAATGCCCCCTCAGTGTTTTGCGTTTTGAAAGAGCCGGGTTGCAGCCCGGCTTTTTTGTGCCTGCGATTCAGGCGGTTACTTTTCCGCAGACGCGACCAATCCCGCCGACTGAGCTACTGCCCTCAGCGTTCAATGTCCCCATGCGCCCTGTTGTGTTGCCGTCCATTTCCCTTCTCCTAAAGGTCTTCCTGGTAGGTCTTTTCTACTGGATGAATCAACAGCTATTCAGGTGCACTACCTCGAATCCCCGCCAAATTCGATACTGTCGCCAATGGGCCTTCAGGCTATTTCTCTACGTTCCGAAGGTCTTCCCGAATCCCTTCAAGGTCTTCCTTGAGTAAATCGAGGTGGTGCTGCATGGCTTCCAATCGCTCCAGCGTGTTTTCGGTCGTAGGCACAGTCCCCGCTATGCCGCAGACTTTTTTGGGTGGGCTTCGGCAACGCGAAGCACCTTGTGGGCGAGCTCAATAAGGTCAGGTCGCAAACCAGCGATAGTGATCTCGCCGTCAGAGGCGTCTTGAAGACGCTCGGCAAGTTCGGCAGATGCTTTCCGATGACCGCCAGCAAGCTGCCAGAGATGTCCGACGGTGGTCTTCGCTGCTTCGGCTACCAGCTGACGTCGGTCGGCTGTTGCGCTGGCGAGCCAATCTCGCAAGTGGTCATTCATAGGGTTCTCCTAATACGTAGGAGAAATTTAGCTTAGGGCTAATATCGGAGCAAGGAATATTTAGCTGTGAGCACATTTAGCATTGAGCTAAAGAATGGCATTCTTGCTCGCATGGATATCTACGCGATTCGCAAACGCCAATTGATCAATTTGATCGGCGATCAAAAAAAAGGCGCCTGTGCCGAGCGCTGGGGGATGGCGCCTGCGCACTTGAGCCAAATCCTTTCGGAAAAGACCGCCAAGAATTTGGGCGATGACGTAGCTCGCCGGATTGAGGTGGTTGAGAAGCTGCCCAGGGGGTGGTTTGACTCTCTACCGACCGACGATGAGTCGGTCGGTCCAGGTCCGAAAGAGATCATCACAGCGCCGGCCGCAGAATCAAATTCATCGGCCGCAGACCAAGTAAAACGAATGCTTGGAAAAGTGAAGGGGCTTTCAATTGAGGCACGGGATCGAATTGTCGCCGCTGCCGAAGAACCTGACGATGGGCTGCCTCATCAACTCTCGGTGAGCATCGCAAGCCTACGCCCGACCAATGACGAGATCGTCATCCCTCAGTACGACATTCGAGCTGCCATGGGCCATGGCCAGGTTCCACCGGACTATACGGAGGTTGTTCGAAATCTGGTGGTGCGCGAGGAAATCCTGCGCGAAAAAGGCATCACATATACGTCCAAGACAGCTCTGGGGATGATCAATGGATGGGGCCAGAGCATGGAAGGCACCATTAATGACAAGGATTTGGTAATTGTCGATAAAGGAGTGCGGGATTTCATCGGAGAAGGAATCTACGTTTTGACCTGGCATAACGAGCTTTATATCAAGCGAGTCATGCGCCTCGACGAAGAACATTACCGGCTCATCTCTGACAACCCGCACTATGAAAACCAGACAGCCCGGATCGATGACGTAACCATTCACGCGAAGGTGTTGCTGATCTGGAACGCCAGAAAAGCTTGACCAATCTTTACAAGTCAAAGCCCGCTTCTTCAGCGGGCTTTTTTGTGCTCGTCAGAAAGGCGCTGGCTCTTCCACCGCATCGAATTCTTCATGAGCTTCTACGCGCGGATCTTCATCCGCCGGAGCTTCCCACCGCAGCGTAACCGACTCGTCCTCATCGTTGAATGTCATCTCAATACCGTCAACATCGGTGAGCGCATCCATCACCTCATCCCATTCCCTATCCCCATCGGTGTCGAGCCGATGAATCGTCGCCCACTTCCGATCCTGCGCTATTGGGTGGTTGATCATATTTGAGACTCTGAGAGTCAGACGCTCCACTCCTGACATCGACTTCGACTCTTGCGGTTTTTTCTTCTGCGGGCTTGCCATCAGCTACTCCTTGATTACTGTATGCATGTACAGCCTTTCAGAATTTTAGCTTGATGCTAATCCCCCCGTAAAGACCGATGGTGAATTACTGCTTACAACCCATGCGAAAAGGAATATTTCACCCAAAGCTAAATTATTTAGCTCGCAGCTATTGACTGCTCTTTAGCTCATGGCTAAATTTATCTCAACGCCACCGAACAGGGCGCCAGAGCAGAAACAGCTCGCCGCTCTTTAAAAGTCAGCGCAATAAACAACAGACCGCATTGCCTCTACCGGCGACCGGCGAGTAGACAGGCCCGAAAGCCTGCCCACGACAGGAACACCCTGGACGGTTGCTCGATGGTGAAACGCCAGAACCGTGTGAATGACCCGGCAAGCAATGCGCCCCGCCCTTCCGGCGGCAATAGGACGGAAAGTTTCACTGATGCACCTGGTTACCCGGGTGCATTGGGAAAACAACCGGGAGTCAAAACGATGGAAACAGAAATCGTAAATGGCACATGGAAGGGTCACCTCGGTCGTGGCCTGGCACCGCGAGAGCTTCAGTTTCTTCTCTGGGTTGCCCTCGGGCTCACCGCTAAGGAAATCGCACGGGAGGTAGGCATTTCGCCGGCCACCGTAGCGAAGCGCCTCACCAACGCAATGTTCAAGCTCGGCGTCACCCGCCGCGCAGCTCTGGTGGCCGAAGCGATGCGCCGCCAAATCATTTCTCCGATGTGCTTCGTGCTGGCTGCGCTGATCGCCATGCACGCAATGCTCGATGGCGACTCAATGCGCCGTGATCGCCGCGTCCCTGAGCGCCGTATCGCCCAGGTCCGGACGATGAAGCGCGCCGAAGCTTATGACCACCACGCATAACCCTGGAGAACTCCATGAAGCACGAAGCAGCCATCGCAAAGCTCGACCAACACGCAAAGCAGTGCGAGGAAAACGCAGCCATTCAGAGGGGCGAGAGCAATTGGAAAGAGGCGGACTACAACGATGGCCTGGCTGCAAGTTACCGGGTAGCCATTGAAGCGCTCCAGGCTGAATAAGCATCACTTCTGCCCATTCACTGAGTGGGCAGCGGGATGTAGGCCTACATCAAGCGAAGGCTCAACAGAGCACAGGTGACATCAAATGAAATAAGGAGTCGAAAATGACTGTGGATATAAGCAATTTCATCATCGCCACCCCGCTTCCAATTTCCGACACGAACCCTATCTCCCTTGACTTGATCGGCTGGCGAGCGTTGATCGAATGCCCAAGCGTCATTTCGATGCTTCCCGACGGATCGCTGCAAATGACGGCGCCCACCCTTGGCGCCTCCAGTAAAAGCGTCCATCGAACTCGTTGTGAATGGAAAGAGCCAGGCTATTGGCTGTTTGCCAGTGCCGCAGACCATTGGTGCCGTCAAGAAATGCGGCTGACGAAGGTCAATTCGTTGCAAAAGGTCGTGATCGGCCAAATTCATGTGCAAGGTTCTGAACGCCCTCCGGTAAAGGTGTTTTGGAACAAAGGCAAAATCACCATGGGGTTCCGATCGAGCTACCTGCAAGACGATCCCGTGAATTCGACGGTGCTGGAAGACGTGCCGCTCGGTGCACTCTTCAAGATCAACATTCACGCCAATTCGAGCGGCGCTGTATCGGTATCTGCCAGCTGCAACGGCGCCAAATCCACCTCCGCGATCATGCGTCTCGACAACACCTGGG